AGACTTATTCAAATTCATAAAATGGGAAGATGAAAGGCCTTATTTAATTGATGATATCTTAGCTAATTGCGAGGTCGTAGATAATGGCTAGCAAGATAGACGTGGTCGCAGCTATTGATACTTTAGAAATTAATTTAAGAGCGATTAATAATTGTATTCTCATTAAAAAAGGAGAATTAAAAGAGAAAATAGAAAGAATACATTATGACTGCCCAAGTGAGTATGAATCTATATCAATATTATGTAATAGTATAGTGTGTCTTTTGAAACAGGAAGAAATGCTTGAGTTTTCTCTTAGTCTTCTAAGAAATCGTAAATCCATAGCAAGCAAAGAAGCGTGTGAACTATTGGAAGATGATGAATTGAAAAGGTTAATTTCTAGGGTAAGTATTGGACATGAGTAAATACAATTCAAAAAAGACTACAGTTGACGGCATTGTCTTTGACAGTCGAAAAGAAGCAAAGAGATATACAGAACTCAAGAAACTTGAAGAGATGGGAAGCATTAGAGACCTGTCTCTTCAGGTTCAGTTTGAACTTATACCGTCATTTGAAATTGTAATTGATGGAAAGAAGAGAAAAAGAAGACCTATCACGTATGTGGCCGACTTTGTCTATTACAAAGGTAATGAAAAGGTAATAGAGGACGTCAAAGGTCTCAGAACTCCTGTCTATAAAATCAAGAAGAAATTATTTGAATATCGTTATCATGAGACAATCAGGGAGGTATAGAAGTGGCTAGATTAGTTGAAGTATGGGACTACTTTAGAGCGCCTATGAGCGAGAATGACATGATAAGAATGCGCAGAACGTTCAGTATCATCAATTTAGATAAATGCACCTTTGAATTCCAGTTGCCTCCTAGATGGCCAGAAGGGGGACTGTGTGCAATCGTTTTCTATTACAAGAAGAAGATGATCCACAAGGAAGAGTACAGCACTATGAGTCTAGCAAAGGCAAGACTTGACTGGCTTTCAACGTTTGTTCCTAAAAAGGAAGAAGGGGAACTTGAATACAAGGGAATGCCGATTGATGCTGATGATATTATTGCAGTTCTTAATCATACAAGCTTTAGTGATAGAACCGTAAGCATTGTTACATCAAGAATAAGAATCAATGACAGAGTGCAGCGCAAGAGTTGCTACACGATTCTTGAAGAGATTCAAAAGAAGTTCATCAGATAATCAAACAGGGCATTGAGTTCTTTATATTTAACTCATAAGAAAATTTAAAATAAGAAAATCTATATGGATTACTCTTAATAGATTTGTTTCTAAAAGCAAGATCCTCTCATGAACTTAATGCCCTAACATATTTTTCTATTCTAAAACCAACAAACAACAGCAGTGTCATGGCTTTGCTTCCATCTCTTCACCTTACTTTGCAAAGAATAAGAGTAAGAAGCGTTAATTTTGCTACTATCCAACTAAGTTGTGATGCTACTGGGAAGACAGAAAGAATGAATTGAAAATCAAAAGACAGAGTAAAGGACTTCTTTCTCTCTTCCAGAAAGGAGATTAAATGGGAAACTTTGTTTTATATCGTAACGGAAAAAGAACCGATATAACTGGATCAATAGAAAAGATAAGTCAGTATGTTGATGCTACTCAATTAGCTCTAAAACATAGATGGCAACGTATATATAAGCATGAAAGTGTATTTTCAAATGAAATACCTATTAAAATAGGGAGTGCATACGATAATGAGGAATATATGGCAAACATATATGATCATAGAAAAGTACACAAGAAAGAAAAGAAAAGAGCAAGCTATGAAGATAGGCAGTTCTATGTTGTCTATGACATGAATGACAATGTAATTGTTGCAGGCACTGCTGAAGAATGCGCTAATAGGCTATCCATTGGATTAGCTAGTTTCTACTGCAAGGCAAGCAATCAGCACAGCGATAAATACAATGCAAGGCATCCTAGCACTGCCCCAAGAAAATATTATGTATATACTTTAAAAGATAAGGAGGAGTGAAATTAAATTGTTTTTTATTCTATTTGTATTGGTGATAGTGATTTATTTATTTTTCATTTTTGAGTAATCAGGAGGTAACGTATGACAGCCGAAGAAGTCAGAACATATTTAAAATCATATAGAAATCTTAAAGACAAAGCAGACTATCTACAGAATAAGTTAATCAATGTTAAAGCAATCTCATATAGAGACAGTCCAACAGGTTCATACAGTGAGCCCAAGACACAGAATGACTATATATTGATGAAGGATAAGTGTTTAGAAGAAATGGCTCTCATACGTCAAAATATAGATAGACTAGATGATATCAATCATAGGGATGTACTCTTTTATCGATATATTGAATTAATGAGTATCTATGATACTGCTGACATGCTGCATGTATCGCAGAGAACAGCAGAGAAGTATATACATGATGCAATTGAAAAGATGATTGTTATTTTATCTTAACGTGAATACACGGCTATAAACGTAAAACGGCGCAACACTGCGCTAATTGATGTTATATAATGGTAAAAAGAGACAAATTAAGCAGAGAGGCATAATAAAGCCTCTTTTTTATTGCTTGATAAGAAAGGGGTGCAGCTATGACAGAAAAGCAGAAACTATTTTGTGATGAGTATCTAAAAGATACTAATGCTACAAGAGCATATTTAGCAGTATATGATAATTGTAAAAGTGCCATAAGTGCAGCACCTCTTGCCTCTAAGCTTTTAAAAAAAGAAGAGATACAAAAGTATATCTCTGAAAAGATGGAAGAAATCCATAATGAGAACACCGCAGATATTCAAGAAATAGTTGAGTATCTAACATCTGTTATGCGCGCTAAATCAGAGTCTTATGTAATGATCATGAACGGTAACGGTATGCAGAAGGTCATACAGAAGCCTCCGGACGAGAAAGAAAGGCTTAAAGCTGCTGAATTATTAGGCAAGCGTTTTGGTATGTTTACGGAAAATGTAGATGTTACATCGAACGGCAAGACAGTAATCGTGGATGATATAGATGAAAGTTAGTTTAAAGTCCATTATTGGTCCTGCTTTCTATGATGTTCATAAGCATATCAAAAACAATGATTACACGCACTATTGGTTAAAAGGTGGTCGTGGATCATTGAAGTCTTCATTCATTGGTACTGAAATTCCTTTAGGCATCATGAGGGATGCACAAAAGGGACTGATGAGCAATGCAGTTGTTATCAGACGTGTAAAAGATACATTGAGAGGTTCAGTATATGAACAAATCAAATGGGCTATTTACATGATGAAAGTTGAAAATGAATGGGAGATGCCTGACTCAAAACTGCAGATGACTTACAAGCCAACAGGACAAGTCATCATATTTAAAGGTGCTGACAATCCTAAAAAGTTGAAATCAACAAAGGTGTTTGTAGGTTATATAAAATATGTTTGGTTTGAAGAATGTGATGAATTCGAAACATATGACAAGATAACCAATATCAATCAGTCACTTCTTCGTGGTGGGCATGAGTATTGTGTATTCTATTCATTTAACCCACCCGAATCGCAAAGAAACTGGTGCAACAGGCAAGTTCTAGTAAAAAGGGATGATACATATGTCTCTCATACAACTTACTTACAGGCGCCACCTCAGTGGCTTGGGGAGCAGTTTCTTATTGAAGCCGAGCATATGAAAAAAGTAAATCCTGCCAAATATGATCATGATTATATGGGTGAGGTTACGGGTACTGGCGGAGAAGTATTTACCAATCTATCTATAAGAGAGATAACCGACAATGAAATACAGGTATTTGACAGATTAAAAAACGGACTGGACTTTGGTTATGCTGGTGATCCACTGGCATATGTAAAAATGCATTTTGATAAGACGCACAGACGTCTTTTTATTTTTGGTGAGGTTTACGGCACACGTCTTTCAAATGAGAAAGCAGTAAGGATGATCAAGAAGCTTAATCCGTTGAATAAATTAGTGACATGTGATAGTGCAGAACCTCGTACAATCAATGAATTCAAATTATTAGGACTAAGAGTGAAGGGTGCTAAGAAAGGACCTGACAGTGTGGAAAATGGAATCAAATGGCTTCAGGACCTTGAACAGATAATCATTGATCCTATCAGATGTCCTAATACCGCAAGAGAGTTCAATAATTATGAAATTGAAAAAGATAAGGAAGGAAATCTAAAAGGTGAATTTCCGGATAAGAACAACCATTCAATAGATGCTGCACGATATGGATGTGAGACAGACATAATTGCATCAAAAGCACGTGCAGGAAAGAACAGAAGCAAATATGTCTGATATAGGAGGAACATTAGATGTATATATTTACTATCGATGCAGAAAGATATGATGAGTCATCACTTAATATCGTACAGATAGAAAGTCTGATTAATAAGCATAGGAATATCATAGGAAAAATCAAAAAAAATAAAAGATACTATGAAGGAGAGCATGACATAAAAAGAAGGCAGAAAAAATATAAGGGTTCTGCGAACAACAAAGTAATATGCAATCATGCTAAGGACATTTCCGATACTGCTACTGGATACTTCATGAATTCTCCAATATCCTATAACACTTATGATGGTGATGATGAAACATTGCTGGATAAACTAACAGATGCTTTTGATAATGCAGATGTTGATGATGCTGATTCGGATAATGCACATGATATGAGTGTCTGTGGTGTTGCGTATGAATATGTTTATATCAAACAGGATACTACGGATATTGCTGTCAGGAACATCGAAGCAGATCATACATTTCTTGTTTATGATGACACAATTGAACAGAATCTTCTTTTTGGTGTTTATTACTACAGATTTAAAGATGCAATCACTGATCAGTATTGCTATCGCGCAACAGTGGTAACAAAAAATTATAGATATACGATGATCATAGACTGTTCTACTCATAAGCATAGGATGATTGAAGAAATGGTTCCTCATTATTTTGGTGATGTTCCAATAATCGAATACAGAAACAATAAGCTATGCATAGGTGATTTTGAACAGCAGATTTCTTTGATAGATGCCTATAACAAATTAATGAGTGATCGTGTCAATGATAAAGAACAGTTCGTTGAGGCTCTGCTAGTTATCTACGGTTCTTTGATGGGTGACGATAATGAAGAAGTCAGCGAAACAATGAAGATTCTAAAAGAGAATGGTTTATTAGAACTTCCAAGTGAGGCAAGAGCTGAATATATTTCTAGAACGTTCGATGAAAGCGGAATGGAAGTATTAAGAAAAGCTATTAAAGAAGATATCTATACTTTTTCTCATGTGCCAAATCTTACAGATGAAAACTTTGTAGGAAATAGTTCAGGAGTAGCGATGGAATATAAGCTTCTTGGACTTCAGATGATTACCGGAGAAAAAGAAAAATATTACAAGAAAGGTCTGCGAAGAAGGATAGATTTGTTCTGCAACTATCTTGGTCTTAAAGCAATTAACATCAATAAGAACAATATCAAGATAACTTTCACTAGAAAACTTCCTAAAAATTTAAATGAACTTGCACAGATGATTGCGAATTTAAGTGGAAAGGTATCAAATGAAACTCTTATCGAACAGCTTCCGTTTGTTGAGGATGCTTCTAATGAAGCAGAAAAGGTAAAGAAAGAAAATGAAGAAAATATCAAAACACAGCAGGCATTATTCAAATCTCAAAATGAGGTTCCATTCTATGATGAAAAAGATGCTCCTTCCGATAGTGAAGATGATGAATCAGATTCTATCGGTATTAATAAGGCTTCTTAGTTGATATATGAAAAATGAAGAATACTGGAAAAAACGTCAGTTTGAAAAACTTGATAATGCTCTTAGGAATGCTGTTGCAGACATCGAAGAAGTAAAAAGATTCTATCATAAAGCCTATCTGTATACAGATAAACAGATAGAAGGGATATTTGATTCATATAGAAATCATCATAGAACAGATTCAGCACCTATGTCAGAGAAGGAAGCAAGAGAACTGCTTAACAATCTTGTGAATGATCATGATTATGCAGAACTGAAGAGGAAGCTTGAAAACAATCCATCAAGCAGTGCAAAAAAAGAATTATTAAAAAAGCTTGATGCTCCTGCATATCAGGCACGATTAAACAGACTAATGGAATTGCAGAACAAATTGGATTCTCTGATGAGGCTGGAATATAATCTTGAAAAAGAAAAAAGCACAGATGCCTATCTAAAAGGGATATATGACGGTTATTACAGAAATGTGTTTAATATCTCAAAAGGGATTGGGATTGCTTATGATTTTTCTGAAATAGATCCAACACTCGTAGACCATATGCTCAAATCAGCCTGGTATGATAAGAATTATTCTAAAAGAATATGGGGAAATGCTCAAAATCTAGGCAATGAGCTAAAGAATCAGCTGATGCTGGGGGCTATTATGGGAAAGACCCATAAAGAAATGTCCCAAACGTTACAGGATAAGTTTGCAGTGGGTGCAGCAAATTGTGAAAGACTCGTAAGGACAGAGATGGCTGCGTTCATCAATTCTATTGATCTTGTCAATTTCAAGGATGCAGGCATCGAAAAAGAGATGTTCATAGCCGTTCATGACGGCAGAACATCAAAGATATGTCAGCAGCATGATAGAAGCATTATAAATGTCAAAGATGCCCAGATTGGAGTTAATGTGCCTCCGCTTCATCCTAACTGTCGTTCCCATATGATTCCATATATCGAAGGAATCACTGACAATATGAAGAAAAGACAGCGTGATCCGATTACCGGAAAGGATGAAGTTGTAGATGTTAAAGAAAATTATGATCAGTGGTTAAAAAGACAACAAGATAAGCATGGAGTTGATACTGTCGATGTCTATATGAAGAAAACAAAGAATCTTACAAAAGACAGGAAACAATTTAGCAGATATAGAAATGTGCTTGGAAACCAATATATCCCGGATACTTTAAAAGAATTCCAAGAAATAAAATATACAGATGAGAAGCAATGGAATGATTTGGAATATAATTATAGAACTGTCAATCGTTATAAAACCGATTATGGGAAAGTTGATGCAAAAACAATTTTAGAATTGGATAAAGAAGCCCTTACTGCAAAAGATAAATATATGACAACAAGAGCGGCAAATGGGAATGTAGCATCAATGAAAATTGGTGATGACATTTTTGTTGCTTCGAGCAGAATATCAGATGATAATAGTGATACTTTTAAAAATTATAAAGGTGATAAAAGTAAGTTGATATTATCACCGTCAGAAAAAAGGCTGCATCCTCATACAAAAGATCACCCATATGAAGGACATGAAGGCGAGTATACTAGAGAATTTGACACTGAGTATAAATTTTTTGAGTACATTTATGACAAAGTACTAAAGGGAGAACTAAAAGATCAAGAAATTCATATCTTATCTCAAAAAAGTATGTGTTTTAGCTGTGATTCAGTTTATAATGAACTTGTAAGTAAAAAAGAAGTTATAGATGCAAATGTTAAAATAAATGTTGTATCAGGAAAAAATAATGATTCCTGGATTTATAGAAATTATACCAACAAATCATTAAACAACAGAAAAAACAAAGTCAAAAATAAGAAAAAGGGTGAAAAAAATGATAGATAAAACAATAGATAAATATGAAAGTTTAAAACATGATTTTAGAATATCATATCTCAAAAGTGAGCAATCAGTAGGTATGTTTCATCTTAATGATTTAGGACCTCAGTTTGATGATTGTCCTTTATTCGCGTTAAAGGTATCTTTGGCGCTTGCTACTATTGAGGCTGAGTTATATCCAACATTAAACGATGGTGTTAACTATATGTTCTATCATACCTATGAAAATGTTAATGAAATCGTAGTAGGTGAGCATGTCGAGACCCAAGAAGAACTGGATGAAATGAAACGAGACAGAGATTTTGTATTAAACTCTGGTAAGTTGGATTATGAAGATGCATTTAGAGATGAAATCAGTGAAAAGGAATAAGAAATATGGCTAGAGATGATTATCATGTTGTTGTTTATCAGATCCTTTCTTATTTATACCAGCAATTAAAGCAAGGCAATGAAATAGATGTCTCACTTATAAAACATGATAGTAAATATCTGCAGATCAATAGAAAATATTGGAAATATGTAATTATTAGTCTTTTTAATGAAGGATATATCAAGGGAGTAGTAATTGATGAAGATATTGATGAGAACCTGGAGATATATAATCTGGATAAATGTGAGATTACACCAAAAGGAATAGGGTATTTGACTGATAATTCAACTATTGAAAAAGCAAAGAGATTTATGAAAGATTTAAAAGATATATTACCGTTTGTATAAACCGACTGATGTCGGTTTTTATTTTTCCCAGAATGGAGGTAAATGATGGCCCAGGGATTAAAAAAACATAGACACTGTTATTATGAGGTTAATTCTAAATATTATTATGACAATCATAGAAACTGTATGGTAAGGAATACGCACTATGAATGCATGATCTGCGGTCATGAATATCATGAAGTATCAGAATTATCACAAGGACCGCCAAAAGAAAGAAGTAAATCAAGTGTATTGGAAAAGAATAAGAACAGGCATAGGCATTATTAGATGTCTTTTTATTTTGTCTGAAATAAGAAGAAAGGAGATAAAAGATGAAGCTAAAAGTTATTCATAATCTTATTGATAAGCAATGTGGTGTTGTCAGATATGTCGGTGAAGTATTTGAAGCTGATGAAGAAAGAGCTAAAGAACTTATCAAACTGAAAGCTGTTGTTGTTTGCCAAGAAGATATTAAGAAAGAAAAATAAGCATTGTATTATTGTCCAAAAACTTATGACATAAAAAGATGGGATGGTCATACGGACCTTAAATGGAGAAGTGTAATGAAAGATAAAAATAAAATGATGCCTCTTAATCTGCAGCTATTTGCTGAAGACCCGGGAAATGAAGCGAATACTGGCGATGGTCAAGAGGATCAGAACACTCAGGATAACAACGGATCAACTCAGGAACCAAAGACGTTTACTCAAAAAGATGTTGATAAAATTGTTCAAGGAAGAATTGCAAAAGAAAGAAAGTCCTGGGAAAAGCATCTTGAAGATCAGAGAACAGAAGCTCAAAAGCTTGAAAATATGAGTGAAAAAGAGAAAAAGGAATACCAGGAAAGAAAACGAGCAAAAGAACTCGATGACAGAGAAGCAGCAATTACCAGAAGAGAACTGACTGCACAGGCAAAAGTTCAGCTTGCTGATAAGGGTATTCCTACAGAATTAGCTGAAATTCTTAATCTAACAGATGCTGATGCGTGTAAACAGTCCATCGATACAGTTGAGAAGGCTTTTCAGTTTGCTGTTGAAAAGGCTGTTGAAGAGCGCATCAAAGGAAAAGAACCACCTAAAAAGGCACCGGAGAACAGTGCAATTACTATGGATTCTTTAAAAAATATGAGTGCCCAAGAAATCAACAACAACTGGGACGAAATACAAAAATTAATGAAACAATAGGAGAATAACAGAATATGTCAGTAACTAAATTTATTCCGCAGATTTGGAGTGCAAGATTATTAAACCATTTAGATAAGAGACACGTGTATTTGAATCTTCTTAATAGAGACTATGAAGGAGAAATCAAAAACTTCGGTGATACCGTAAAAGTAAACCAAATTGGTGATATCACTATCAAAGATTATGTAAAAGGAACTGATATTGATGCACCGGACGATTTGGATGGTGAACAGCAGGAATTGAAAATTGACCAGGCAAAGTATTTTAACTTTGCAGTAGATGATGTTGATAACGCTCAAACAAACCCAAAACTAATGGATAAAGCCATGGAGCGTGCAGCATATTCAATGAATGATGTGGTAGATGCATTTGCAGCCAATCTATTAGCTATCAATGTACATACTGATAATACTATTGGTGATGATACAACTCCAAAAGTGCCGACAAAAGAAACTGCTTATGATTTATTGGTGGATCTTGGAGTTAAATTAACAGAAGCGAATGTTCCTACAGTGGGACGTTGGGTAGTCATTCCAGCGTGGTATCATGGTTTATTATTAAAGGATCAGCGCTTTGTTGGTAATGGTACAGATTACAACAAAGCAATCCTAGAAGGCGGTGAAGTAGGTAATGCAGCAGGCTTCACGGTTTACGTATCAAACAATGTACCTAATACTTCAAAGACAAAGTATAAGATTATTGGTGGTACAGAAGAAGCTGGCTCATATGCAGAACAGATTTTAAAGACAGAGGCATACAGACCAGAAAAAAGATTCTCTGATGCAGTCAAAGGGTTACATGTCTATGGTGCAAAGGTATTCCAGTCTAAATGCATTGCTGTATTGACTGCTAATCCTGAATAGAAGAAAGGAACTGATTTAAATGAGCTTTATTAAAAATATTAATACGGGTATCACTACAGAATGTATCAATAAAGATGTGATAAAAGTATGTAAAGCAGATCCGCTTAATTATATCGTAGAAGATGACTTAGAAGCTTTGCTATCATCTGAATCATCTGAATCATCTGAAGAAAAATCAGCTAAGAAGAACAAACCTTTAAGCAAGATGAATATTGCAGAACTCAAAGAACTAGCAAAAGAAATGAATATTGATGCAGACGACTCTCTTACAAAAGATGAGCTCTTTGCTGTAATCAAGGCAAACAAGAATGGATAGCATCAAAAGAGATTTTAAAATTCTTACTGGAGAGACTGATAATGATATAGTCTCTCTTTTTGTTTCTAATGCTGCTAAAAGAGTTCTTATGAGAGCAAACAGATCAGAACTTATAGAACCTCTTTATGATCATGTTCTTAGGCTTGCACTTGCAAGATACGAAAGAAGAGGTAATGAAGGACTTGCATCATATAGTGAAGGTGGAGAAAACGAATCTTATCTGAAAGAAGATGAGATATTATCAGCAGTAGATAATTATCGTCTAACACCAATAGCAAGGAGAAGAAGAGATGAAGAAAAAAAGTCTGAAGAAGTTCACTCTTAGAAGATACAAACCTTATAAAGATTCTGAGGGTAATAATATCGAAGAATATGAATCCAAAAGATACGATGATGAAGCGATTATTTATCCAGCAAGTAGTTCAACACAGTTTGAACTTTATGGGATGCGCATCCATGCAATCATGAATATGCATTATTATGGTATTTTAACGATAAATGTTCACGACATGATTATTTATGAGGGTGTCAATTATAAAGTCGTCAGTGTGCAGAAATATAAGCGTTTTAAGCACATAGAGATTGAAAGATTATGAGCAAACTAGAAAATGCAGATAGACTTATCTCAAAACTTCAGCAGATATCTGCCAATGATGCATCGGAAGTATGCACACAGGCTGTAAGACAAGGCGGTTTATTGGTACAGGCACAAGCCAGACTTCTTATTACATATGTAAGTGGTGACCTAATAAGATCTGTGAAAGTAAGAAACAAAAGTACATCAAAAGGTGCAGAAGCAACTGTTTATACTAATTCTCCTTATGCTGCTTATTATGAATTCGGCACAGGGCCTAACGGTGAAGCAAATCACAATGGAATTTCACCAAATGTCAATGTGCATTATAAGCAACAGGGATGGATGATACCAGGTGATGCGATGACACCTGATAGAGCGGAAGGCTATGGTTTTAAAGTTGTCTATAAAGGGGATAAGCCTATTGGATATCTTACAAAAGGTCAGTATGCTAGACCATTCATGTATCCGGCGATGCATGACAATATAGATAAGATAAATGATAATGCTAGAAAATTGCTTATGAAAAAACTCAAAGAAAGGTGTAAATAAAATGATTAATGTAAAAGACATCGTATATAAAGAATTATCTAAGGTTTCTGAAAATGCAAGTGATGCATATCCACACAACTGGTCTATGCTCCCTGCTGTGCAGTTTGTTGAAGAAGAAAATAAGGTTGAAGAGTTCACAGATGATAAAGAACAGTCATCATATATCCGCTACAGAATTGACATATGGGATAACAACAGTACCAGTCAGACTGCATGTGATATAGATGGCGTGATGACGACATTAGGATTCCTGAGAACATCATGTTCGGATGTTCCTGACCCAAGCGGATTAAAACATAAACAGATGAGATATGAAGCAATCATAGACTGCAAGAAGCAGTTTATCTATCATACAAATTAAATTAATGGAGGAATTGTTATGCTAGCAAATGGTGCTAAGTTAGAATTCAAAAGCAAGACGGTATCAACCTATACAAAATTAAAAGGATTAAAAGAATTACCAGAAATTGGTGTTGAACCGGAAAAAGTAGAAAATAGTGATCTTGATGATACACAGAAAGTTTATGAAATGGGTATCGGAGATCCAGGAGATATTACATATAAATTCAAATATGATAATACAGAAACAGACAGTCCGTATAGAGTATTAAGAAAATATGAAGAGAGCGGAGAAAAATTATCTTTTAAAGAAACATTAAAAGATGGTACTACCACAGAATTCAATGGACAGATTTCATTAAAAAGAACAGGTGGAGGAGTCAATGGTGTAATTGAATTTGATATGAACATTGCATTATCATCTGCGTTTACAATCACTGACCCAATTATTGGATAAAGGAGGCATAAAATGGGAGCATTATCAGAAGGTTTAAATATTCTTGAAGAAGAAAAAGAACCTGTAAAGAAACAAGAAAAAAAACAGCCTTTCGCTTTGTGGAAGGTAGGAGATACTGAATATAAATTAAAACTCACAACTCAGGAAATTATCAGACTTGAAAGTTTTTTCAATGCAAATCTACTAAGCGTTATTTCTTCAAATACTGAAAATAATGAGATGCCGCCGCTTAAAGTGATGCTGCTTATCACTCATGGTGCGATAAAGAAATACAATCATGGTATCAAAGAAAGAGATGTAATTGAATTATTTGATAAATACGAAGAAGAAGGTGGCTCACAGCTTTCGTTTATGACTGATGTGTTTCTTCCAATCTTTCAGGTAAGTGGTTTTTTCTCACAGGCTCAGGCAGATACGATGAACAAAAATATCGAGGAAGCAAAAGAGCAGATGTAGAATATCAGACACTGAGCGATATGATCAATGAATTATATCCTATCGCTCTTGACTGCCGTATAAGCACTGATGCATTCTGGAATTCATCTTTTGGAGATATTATAGATGAAATAGATTCTTACAGAAGAAGAGAGAAATACAAACAGAAACAACAGGCAATACATGCTCATAACCTTGCTCAACAGATTATAGAAGGCATTGATCTTATTGTTAATGGAAATGATAATCAAAAAGAGATGCATGGTCTTTGGGATTATTATCCTGGTCTGTTCGAAGAAGAGAAAGAAAAGCATAAAAAGCAGCAGGAGTACAATGAATTTGAAAACTTCAAAGCGCAGAGAAGAAAGTTTGCAAATTATCATAACAGAAAATATGGTGGAGGTAAAAATGGATGACATTAGAGGAACTTAAAGTTATAATATCCGCTGAAACAAGCAAATTCAATTCTTCATTGAATGATGCAGTCAATCAGACAAAAAGCGCAAGTAAAAACATAAACAATCAAACCGATATCATAAATAATGCTTTTGGAAAAATCAAATCTGCATTCAGCTTTGCTGCAATTGGTGCAGCAGCATACAAAGGAACTAAGGCATTGATTGGATTAGGCAGACAGGCAATAGGCATAGCATCCAATCTTACCGAAGTACAGAATGTTGTTGATGTAGCATTTGGTGATATGTCATGGAAAGCTGAAAAGTTTGCCAGCAACTCTATTCAGCAGTTCGGTATGAGTGAGCTCAGTGCAAAGAAAACGGCCTCTACATATATGGCAATGGCTTCAAGCATGGGCCTTGGAGCAAACAAAGCAAGTGACATGGCAATATCTCTTGCTGGATTAACAGGAGATGTTGCATCTTTTTATAATATTTCACAAGAATTAGCAGATGTGAAATTGAAATCTGTATTCACCGGAGAAACTGAGACCTTAAAAGATCTTGGCATCGTAATGACACAGACAAATCTGCAGCAGTATGCACTATCTCAAGGTCTTACAACAAATATCAACAATATGAGCCAGGCAGAACTTGTTACTTTAAGATATAACTATGTTATGCAGCAGTTGTCACTTGCGCAAGGAGACTTTGCAAGAACAAGTGGTACATGGGCAAACCAGGTTAGAATACTCCAGGAACAATGGAAACAGCTTCTTGGCATTGTTGGTAATGGCCTTGTTGCAGCTTTTACACCTGTTATCAGAGTACTCAATACAGTAATCGGGAAGGTTATTACTGTAGCAAATGTTATTGCGGGTGTTTTTGGCAAATTATTTGGTAAAAAGTCCAACTCTGCAAAAGCTAGTACAAAACAGACAACAAAAGCAATTAATTCTGTTGGAAATTCTTCAAAATCAGCAGGAAGTTCTATGAAATCTGCGGGCAACTCTTCTAAGGGTTTAAATAAATCGCTTAAAGGAACAGAGGGACAGGCCAAAAAGACCGCCAAGGCTTTAGGCACACTGGCCTCAATAGATGAGATAAATAATATCGATTCTTCAGATTCATCAGGAGCAGGCGGTTCAGGAGGAAACGGAGGCACAGGAGCCGGCGGTGTCGGTGATGGTGGCTATGATATTGGTGGAATTGATTGGGGAGAAGGAGAAGACAAAGCAGATAAGGGCAGTGATAAGATTTCGAAAGCAGTAGATAAAATTCTGAAAAAACTTAAGGAATTAAGAAAATGGTTTGATGAAAATCAGCCTGTTATTATCGCATTGATTGCTGGCATTGTAGCCGGCTTTTTAGCATTTGAGACAATAATGCATTGGGGAGCTATTGTTTCTGCTGTTACGGCTCTTATTGCTCCTTTCCAGCAGTTGTGGCTGGCAGTTTCAAACTGGGGAGTACTGTCTGTTATTCAGGGAGTATTAGGAACAACAGCAGGAGCTGCTGCAATTGTAGCAGTAGCAATCGGTGCAGTTGTTGCTGCATTGGTTTATCTTTATCAGACAAGCGAAACGTTCAGAAAAATTGTGATTGATGCAGTGAATGCATTAATGGAGATATTAAAAAATATTTATAAGAATATTCTTCAGCCATTATTCTCTTTCCTACTTGATGTGTTCAATACAATCATAGTGCCTATTGCAACATTTCTTGCAAAAGTATTTGTGAAAGCTGTCGAGGCAGTTGCAACTGTTGCATTATCATTCTGGAAGAATATTATGGCTCCTCTTGCTAATTTCCTTGTAACTATTCTCAGCATTGCATTAAAAGGTGTAATAGAGATATGGGAATCAATGAAGCCAGTTATTAATACGGTAGGTGATGTGATCAATTTCTTATGGAAGAATATCCTTTCTCCTCTCGTTGATTTTGTTGTAGGAAATTTAACTAATTCCTTCAAAACGTGGGGAAATATTATTTCAAAAATTGTTGCATCTGTAACTAAAATTTTCCAAGGATTAATCGATTACTTTGTAGGTATGTTCACGCGCGATGCAGACAAAGCATGGAAGGGAATTCAACAGATCTTTGAAGGGTTCAGCGGTTTCCTCAAAACTATCTTTTATACAGATTGGACAAAGAGTCTAGGTCTTTTGGGGGTCGGCTTAAATGGATTCCTGGCAAAAGTGAAATCAATCTGGGAAATGGCAAAAGGTGTATTCAATGGTATTATCACATTCATCAAAGGTGCTTTTTCAGGTAATTGGAGAAAAGCGTGGGAAGGTGTAAAACAGATATTCCATAGCGTTATTTCTGGTTTGGGAAATATATTCAAGGCACCATTGAATGCAATTATCAGTGGGATTAACACGTTCATCAGGGGGATTAATAAGATTAAGGTCCCTAATTGGGTTCCAGGAGTTGGTGGCAAAGGATTCCATATTTCTGAGGTGCCTAGACTGGCAAAAGGTGCTGTTGTAGATAGAGCTACACCTGCAGTCTTTGGTGAGGCAGGACCAGAAGCAGTTATTCCTTTACAGAGAAATACAAGAGGTCTTGATATGATTGCTGAGAGACTTATTGAAAGAATGCCTGTCCAGGAAGGTGGAGGAAATGCCACTTATGTTATTAATCTGGTATTAGAAGATGGCAAGGTTATTACCAAAATGGTAATTGATAACATCAAAGATTATGAAGCACGTACAGGAAAGCCTGTATTTGACTATTAGGAGGTGCTACTTATGGCAGATGAAGCGAAAATAAAAGTTAATGGTACAGCACTTCCTACACCTTCTGAAATAAGTGTAGAGATTAGTGATCTTGATAGCGATAGTGTCAGACCGGTATCTACTGGTGTATTGAGAAGGAACAGAATTCGTGCAAATATGCTGAAAGTGACCTTAACGTACAAAATAACGCCTCTGACAGATGTTATGTCACTTCTTAAAGCATTAACACCATCGACTTTTACTTGTGAGTTATATATCCCTGATCATGGCATAAGAGGAACCAAGATAATGTATGCAGGGAATAAAAAATATAACTACAAAAGAGTTAAGACAGGAATAAAAGCAGAATCATTCTCTGTTTCTTTAATAGAGGTGTGATACTATGCTTATTAAATACGGAAATAATGATGTAACGGACAGACTTCTTGATTATAAGATGTCTGTCTCTTTTGCTGACTGCCGTATGATAGGCAACGTGCCATCGATTGAACTGACAATGAAGTTCGACAACTATGACGGCATTCTTGACAATATCGACATCAGCAAGTACTGGGAAGTCAAGGAGAATGATGCATCTGATACAAGATACTTCAAGGTGTATGATCAGCCGGAGAAGTACACCAAGGAACTCACTCTCAAGATGTATGACAACAACTATTCTCTTGACAAAGCATACGATACTAAACTGTCTTATCCTGTCACTATAAAAGACCAGCTAGACGAGATTGAAAGTCTGACTGGTCTTTCTATTATTCGTGAAGGAATACCGCAGTACGTTCTCGATAAGAGCGTATCATGGTACGATAACACGATTGTGATAAGAAACTATCTTGGGTGGATTGCTGAACTGTTTGCAGCAAATGTCTATGCAGAGGGGATTGATTCTATTAGGTTTGTTCCCATTGAAAAGACTGCATTTGCAACTACACAGGATTTAACAGATTATGAGAAGAATGAGGTGTATACACTCACAAGAGTATATGCTGAAAATGGTCTCAATCCTCTTTCTAAAGGCGACGAGACAGGAAATACGCTATTTATCGATTCAGCAAATCTATATGCAGATGAACAGAGCATTATAGACAGCATCTATGACAGACTTAAAGGATTGACTTTCAATCAGGTGAAGAATGTCACGATGATATCGATTGATAACCTTCTTCCTGGGGCTCTTGTCAATTATAACAATAATGAATTCACTTTCTTTGTATCGGATCTAACTGTCAATTACAAAGGTGGACAGTTCTCTATGTCTACAGTTGACGGCAGTGTGACAACAAAAAATGAAGAAAAGACAGTGAATCGTGTATCTAATACAACACGAATCAGAAAGCTGCAAGTACAGCAGGACCAGGAATCATTGAAACTCGATATAATCGCAAAGGAACAGGAAGGCATCAATGACAAGGTGGCTCAATTAAGCTTGTCTAATGAGAAGATATCGCTAAGGGTTTCAGAAGTTGAAGAAAAGGCAGGAGAAGCAATCAAACAGGCACAGGGTTCTGTTAAGAAATTTGTTTGCGAGTATGCTAGTTCAACAGATGGAGCTACACCACCAGAAACAGGTTGGTCAGAGACTGCACCGACTTGGCGTCCTGGATTCTATATATGGCAGAGAACAGCCACGACGATCAACAATACTGTCACATACAGTACACCAGTATGTATAACAGGCGCAAAAGGTGAGGATTCTATATTATTGTGTATAGAATCATCAAATGGCACGACATTCAAGAACAGTGACGTGGCAACTATATTCACAGTAAATATCTATGTGGGTGGAGTTGTGATTGATAACTCTTCAAAATTGAGAGAAACATTTGGAGATAATGCATATCTGCAGTGGCTCATTAAAAGGCATGGAGAGACAGAATTCAGCAAGATTCCGCTAGATGATTCAAGACTCAATGATAACGGATTCATGTTTACTATTTCAGCAAAAGATATTAAATTCAAGGCAGTTTTCAACTGCGAATTAAACGTATAGGAGGAAAAATATGGGAATTAAGGCAGTCAGCCAAGTTGACGTTATCGACTTAACTGATGGATATTCGGTGGTATTGACGAATGATAACTATACATTCTTAGGTACTACTAATTCAGTGAGCGGTACACAGACAACAACTACACAGGTGATGGCATTGTGCGGGAGTGAACAGGTTCCGTGTACGGTAGGAACTATCACATGCCCTACAGGAATATCAGCAGTTTCTGATGGTAAGTCACCAATGCCAACAATCACAGTTACTGCAACATCTGCATTAACTAAGAGTGGTACTATTACTATTCCTATCGTCGTTGATGGTGATATTACTATCAACAAGACATTTAGTTACTCAATCGCATTCAAGGGGCAGACAGGTCAGAATGGTACAAGTGTTACCGTAAGTTCAACTTCTGTTACTTACCAGATCGGGGCAAGCGGTACCAATAAGCCAACAGGGGAATGGAGTGCTACTGTTCCAAATGTACCGAACGGTCAGTTCCTTTGGACTAAGACAGTAGTCAAGTATTCTGATGGTAAATCAACAGAAGCTTATTCAGTTTCATATAAAGGTACAAATGGAACTAATGGTTCAAACGGCACAAGTGTCACTGTAAGTTCAACATCTGTAACATATCAAACAGGTACAAGTGGCACAACTCCTCCGACAGGAACATGGAGTCCAACAGTTCCTAATGTGGCAAATGGTCAGTATCTATGGACAAAAACAGTTGTTAAGTATTCGGATGGTAAGTCTACTGAATCATATTCTGTATCTTACAAAGGCACAAATGGAACGAACGGGAAGGATGGCTTAGATGCTATCACGATGGCAATTACTTCGAGTAGTGGAACAATCTTCAAGAATACCGCTATTGCTACAACTTTAACCGCTCATGTTTATAAAGGCGGAGTGGAAGTTACTGGTGCTGCTTTATCTAGTTTAGGAACTATCAAATGGTACAAGGATGGAGGAACTGCTTCGGTGGCAACGGGGTCTACATATACAATCAGCGCAGGAGATGTTACTAACAAAGCAACGTTCAGCGCACAGTTAGAAGGTTAATTATATGATTAAGGCATCTGCAAGCACAACACTTGTGCAAGTAAACGATGGAGAAGACGGACAGGGCATCCGTTCAATCACTCCAGAATATTACTTGTCTGATTCTTCAACACAAATGCCTGATGAAAACAGTGACGGATGGAAAAGTGTCCCGGATGACTATATTGATAAGCACTATTACTGGGTGAGATCAAGAATACTATGGGATGATGGAACGTATACGACAACTACACCGACACTTGCAAATGACTTGAAATCAATCATTGATGACTATGATAACAGAATCAACAATATGAACAGTCAGCTGCAGCAGGCAACCAAGGATGCTTCTTCGTCTATAGAGCAGACTAAGACATCTATTTTACAGACGGTCTCAGAAAACTATTATAGTGCGACAGACGGCTCGAACCTTGCCTCTACAGTGTCTACTTTGAAACAGACAACTGATACTATTCAGATGGATTTCGTCAAGAAAGAAGACTTTAGTTCTCTTTCTGATACAGTATCAAGCAATCAGACTCAGCTGAACACTTATATCAGATTCAACGCAGAAGGCATCGAGATAGGTAAACAGGAATCTGAGTTCAAGACAAGACAGACAAACAGCAAATACTCGATACTTCAGAACAACGATGAAGTAGCATACTTTGCTAACAACAGAATGTATAACTCAAACATCGAGGTTTCTAATTCACTAAGAATTGGAAACTTCGGATTCATTGTTAACAGTGATGGATCATTGACTTTCAAGAAAGTAGGTGGCGACTAATGGCAACATCTTCATCATGTTCTGCTTCTTTTGCAAGTGGAAATGGCAATGTCACAATGACAATGACACGAACAAGTGTCAATGTGGATGGCAACTATGATTTGTGGACTGCTAAATTGACAATGTACTATAAATGGAATATCAATTCCAGTGCTACAAAATATGGCTCTATGTGGGCTAATGGTGTCCTTATCTGGTCGGGTGGTGTAAGTGTCGGTACGAGCGGTGGAACTAAGACTCTTGCGACAGTCACGAACATCAAGATCCCTCATGACAATAACGGTGGCAAGCATTTTGATTTTTCATTCTCACAGGAATTGAAGGTAACTCTTTCGGGCCACTATGTAGGTAGTGTATCTGCTTCTGGCGGCATCGACTGCGATGTCATTCCTAGAGCAACCAAGCCATACTGTTCTCCAGCATCGGTCTATTTTGGCAGCAGCGTTACAATCAAGACCCCTAGAGCATCATCTGATTTCGGACATGTAATATCGTACAGTTATTATGATACGAACGTACAGATTGCGGACAATCAGTGGAATGATGAATTCAAGTGGACAGTTCCGGTTTCGCTTATTGATAAGATGACTAATGCATCTCAGTCTTATCTGACTTTCAAGGTTGATACGTATAATCGTGCAGGTAAGTACATTGGTACTAACTACTGTCGATTAGATTTATTGATGCCATCGGGATATGAGCCTACTATCACAGGAATTACATACACAAATGATGATAGTATTATTGCAAAAAGATTCGGTGCATCAACAATTATTCAAGGCATTTCGAAAGTTAAATTCAATGTATCTACTTCAACGAAGAATGGTGCTGCAATCACTTACTATTACAATGAGATTGACGGGCAGATTGCTCAAGGGCCTAATACATGGTTCGTCACTCAACCATTTAAATCTTCTGGTACAGTAGTCCTTAGAACGACAGTTACAGATTCAAGAAGACAAAAGGCTACACTCTCTAAGAATATTAGTGTTACAGAGTGGTATTCGCCAACCGTAAAGAATGTGAGTGCGCAACGTTGGAACGTAACAACCAATAAGGCTGATGATGACGGCACGGCAGTGAAGATTACTTATTCATTTTCAATTGCACCTGTTGCAAATAAAAATGATAAGACCATCATGATTCAGTATAAAGATGGCGAGACATGGACTACTCTTGCGACTTATACAGATTCATACAGTGGCGATAACAAAGCGTATATATCATCTGCCGGCAAGTTCAGTACAGATAATGCCTATTCATTCAGAGTGCTTGTGAAGGATTACTTCACTACGGATGGTGTTGCAGCTTATGCTGCTATCGTACCATCATTCAAACTCTTGGATTTTTCTGCTGATGGTAGAGGAATAGGTATAGGGTGTAAGGCAGAGACTGGGAAATTAAAGGTAGATATGCCTCTTGAAGCGCAGTCATTTAATGGCTATGTACTAGATTTTGAGACGCAGAACCAAGTAGATACGTGGGTACTCGTGAAGAAAGACGAGAAAATACAGCATTTATGGATTGGGTGGTCTAACTGGGTGTCATGTGGAAAAAATGGATGCGGTATTACTCTTAAATACAGATATAACGAAGCCCTTAGACTCTGCGAATTAAGTTGGGATGGGTCAGTAACTGCTACAATTATGAATAATACAATGGGGTATATGTGGAATGGGTTTCCTACCGACAAGACGCCCAAAAAAAATGTGTTCATTCCTGTACAGACGCAGAGTTCCGATTTGACACTAAGGTTCTACCCTGTCACAAACGATGTAACAGCGAATCATTGGACACTTACAGCAATGCATGGCTCAGTGTCAACAGCATACGTATGTGGCACATTTATTTACTCATACGCTTAAAAGGAGAAGAAAATATGAAATTATATGATACATCATTAAAATACATGGATGCGATTAACGCTATCGGAGGCACTATTGTAGCGGTGTTGACTGCTGCATTAGGCACACATTGGTTTTTATTCGTAGGATTTTTAACATTAAACATCATCGACTACATCACAGGAATTAGAAAGTCTAGATTAACAGGCAAAGAAAATTCCGCTAAAGGAGTGCGTGGTGTATGGAAGAAACTAGGCTATTGGTTAATGGTGCTAGTAGCATTCCTTGCATCAGCAATTTTTATCGAAATCGGTCAGACAATCAATGTTGATCTAACAATTACTACTTATGTTGGATGGTTTACATTAGCATCTCTCATTATCAATGAATTAAGAAGCATCATTGAGAACTTCGTTGAAGCAGGTGATAATGTACCATCTGTTTTAACTAAAGGCTTAGAAGTAGCAGAAAACGCTATCAACAAGGAGAATAATAATGGGTAATGACGAATTTCTAAAGATTGCAGTTGAAGAAGTAAGAAGATATACAAAAGAACATCTAGAAGATCCACAGGATTTCGATATCTATGTTGTGTGGGTGTGCAAGACACTTCAAAACAACAAGGCGCTGTTATCAACTACACTGTTAGACGGAATGTATTTTGAATGTACTTATAACGGAGACAAACAAGAAATGTATCTTGATGCATACCGTAAATTAGAAAATAGATGTATCAAGTGGGAGGTATGAGACATGAAGATATTCATCTCACAGCCTATGAAAGGTTTCTCTGAAGAAGAAATCAGATACAACAGAGAAAAGGCTATAAAAAAAATCAAAAATCTCTATGGTGATGATGCTGAAATTATTGATAGTTTTATCGATGGAGAAGGTACTCCATTATGGTATCTTGGGAAATCCATTGAATTACTATCAACTGCCGATGTGGCTTACTTTTTAAAAGGTTGGAATACTGCACGAGGATGCAGAATCGAATACATGTGTGCTGAAAATTATGGAATCGGCACATATCTTGAGGAGGATTAAACAATGGAATTACAAGACACTGTAGAACTTATGAATAGTTCTGATTATAAGGATAGATTTAAGGCAGAGTACTGGCAGGCTAAAATCAGATATGACAAATTAGATGATATGACCGTTAAGTACGAGGCACGTACCTTGACATTCATTCCTAGATGTTCGCTTGATCTATTGAAAGAGCAGAAAAAGCATTTAGGAAATTATATTCGCACTCTTAAGATTAGAGCGGAAATCGAAGGAATTGAATTATAATAAGAAAGAAGGTATAAAATATGAATTTTAACGTACATGGTGGACATAGCTTAAAATGTCGTGGAGCAAGTGGTTTATTAGACGAAGTCAATGAAGACAGAAAAGTTAAAAATAAAGTCATTGAGTTGTTAAGAGCAAACGGACATACAGTATATGACTGTACTGATGATAATGGAAAAGACCAGAATTCTAACTTAAAAGCAATTGTAAATAAGTGTAATGATCATAAGGTTGACTTAGATGTCTCTATTCATCTCAACGCTGGAGGCGGAACAGGTACAGAGGTATATGTCTATAGCGACAACTCAAAAGCCAAAGATGAAGCTGAAAGAATCGTCAAAAATATTTCTAACACTCTAGGCATTAGAAACAGAGGTGTTAAAACATCTACTAAGTTATATGTGTTGAGAAAGACTAATTCTCCAGCACTACTTGTTGAGTGCTGCTTTGTTGACAACGCTATTGATAAAATGAAATGGAACGCTGACAAGTGCGCAAAGGCAATTGTAGAGGGCATCTTAAATAAGAGTGTTAATGAACACGTTGAAACTCCTACACCTAAGCCACAGAGCAATGCATCTAGCACTTTAGGTACTTATATGATTACTGCTAGTGATTTAAGTGTCAGAACAGGACCAGGAGCTAACTGTAGAAGAAAGACATATGAGGAATTAACTAAGAATGCTAAAGCCCACGATTACGACAAGGACGGCTGTCTAAATTATGGCACTCGTGTTACTGTGTCTAAATTCGATGGAGATTGGGCAAAGATTCCTAGTGGATGGGTTGCTAAAAGATACTTGAAAAAAGTCTAATTTAAGTTTTATTATGAGTTCATTCATAAAGATGTTGACTAAACTCGACTTAATTTCGACTAAATCTCGACTACACAACAATTTAAAGCATAAGAAAAGACCAGGGCTTAATTGCTCTGGTCCTTTTTTGCGTTTTCAATAACTGCTTCCATTGTTTTTCTTATAACTTCAGATTGTTTGATTCCTAATTTATTGCAAGCATCTCTAAATTCTTCTACAAATTCGCTAGGATATGAACAACTGAGTTTTTTAATATTGGCTTTTGCATATTTTTTTTGTGCCTTATATTTATCACCCATGATAACAACTCCTTTATTTGATTAGTATTGATATTAATGTGAGAATGATGTTAATTGAAAGTAATACGATAACAATCATTTTTCCTTTTTCTGTCATAAACATTGACTCCTTTACATTTAGATATATAATGGAATTAAGGAAGGGCCGAAGCCCACTCCTTAATTATAGTACTATACTAATGATAGTTAGCACTATTTGAATTAAAGCTAGGAAAATCATTATCTTGTCGGCTAAACAGATTTTTTGATTTCTAGCTTTTTTCTTTTTGCTCATTTCTATCACCTCCTTA